GAGCAAAACAAAATAGTATTTAAAGTTGATCGCTTCCGGGATGTCATCGTGCAGGAGCTGGACATGATACGCCGCCGCACACCCGAAGCCGACGGCAAGTTAGCTGTGATCAGTAAAGACGAGATAGCGCGCATGCATGGCAAGAGTCCTGACTATGCAGATGCCATAATGATGCGTGTGTACTTTGAATTATTCCCGAATTACGGCTCCTATTCGTGGGCTTAATTGCTTCTGCATCCCGCGTCATTGCTCATTTTAACAAATTTTAACAATTGATTTTTGGTAGGTAACTATTTACCCCACTATATTTGTGCCATCAATCAAACATTAAAACACAAAGCAATGACAATTTCACAATCAGCACAAGAGTGGGTAGCATTTGGAGAATTAACTTCTATGCAACGTTTATCAATTATTCAAGCAGTAGGCTCACGCACTAAAACAGGAAAGGTTAAAAGCCAATCACGTTTAAGAAATGAATGCATGTCCTATTTTGTAACAAATTTTTTTAATAAGTAATGATATCAGGGGTGCGGCTGTAACGCACAATCTTTAAATCTTAAATTCAAGCAATATGAAAAACACATCTACCATCCTTCGCTACGTTATCGGCATCATCATCGTTTTTGCAATTCTTAACTATTGTCAAGAGTTGAATGATTGCCTGATGCGCTATTAATCACTATCTTCGAAACATCAAAATCAATTAAACATTATGAGTTATCACAAAGACAATTTAGAAGCATTGCAAAAGTTTCAGCAGCTGCTCAACGCGGAACCTGACCCCGCAGGTGTAGAAGCAACACCCGACAAAAAAGCGTGTACGCTGGTCATTAGTCATATCGAAATGACATTAGATGAAATCTACTTTGGCCATTGGCGTACTGAGAATTTCAAATGGTCTACGATTGCCAATGAAGTACAGGCATCAATAGAACTGGTAGTTACTCACCCAATTTCCGGATTCGAATTAAGGAGAGTAGGTGCTGCCTCCGTAGTCATCATGGTGGATAAAGTTCCCGATGACCTGCGCAATGATCCACAGGCACGCAATGAGTGGGCGTTGAATCCATCGAATAAGAAAGCTAATGCAATGGACTTGGCATTTGGTAAACTAAAGACTGAGTGTCTCAAGAACGCTGCACAAAGTTTGGGTAAAGTGTTTGGCCGTGACCTTAACCGCAAGAACAAGGACGCATACAAGCCGTTCAAATTGAAGGGCAGTCTAGGGCAGGGTCATGACCAAGATGTGAAGTATGTGCGCGAGCTTATCCAGCAAGCGACTGAACTTGCACAGCTAAGCAAGATTAGCAAGTCATGCAGTGGCGATGTGCTGCATGAGGTCGGTGATGAAATAGAGGCAAAGCGTCAAATGATTCTGATGAACCAGGAGCGCGGGCAATTCATAGCCTCAATCTAACTGTTAAAATTTGTGGCAACTGTTCGGATATTCCGAATGGTTGCTACATTTGACTATCAATTTAAAACACTATAACAATGGAACAAGTATTATTCAGAGCGTCACAACTAGGAAAGTTGATGACCGATGCAAGGACCAAAACAGGTTTGAGCGAAACAACCAAGAGCGCACTGCTAGAAATCTACGTAGCTAACAAATACAGCCGCTACAAAGAGATGTCAAATAAGTTTATTGAGAAAGGTCTAGCCGTTGAGAATGATGCCATAGACATGTGGCGCAGACATCGTGGCGAAATCGTATTCAAGAATGAACAGATGTTTGCTAATGACTTTATCAAAGGCACACCCGACCTGCTAATCAAAGATGATGAGACTGATTTAGTAGTGAATGTGCCGGACATTAAAAGCTCGTGGGACATCCACACTTTCTTTGATGCTATGACTAGCGACATTAGCAAAGATTACTATTGGCAGGGTCAAGCGTATTGCTGGTTAACAGGAGCACCGCGTGCAACATTCTGCTACGTGCTAGTGAACGCACCACTGCAAATGATTAATGACGAGAAGTATCGACTCGCACGCCGCATGAATCTTATTGATGCACAGTCTGACCCTACCTTTGTCAAGAAAGCACAGCGTATAGAAAAGAATATGATCTATGACATGGGCAGGTTCTTAGATGACTATCCAGATGCAAACCTTGAAACAACGGAATGGACTTACGATATCCCAGTGCAGGAGCGCATACACGAAAAGGTTGTGGAGTTTGATGCTGATGCAATCGCAAAGCTTCAGGAGCGTGTACCGATGTGGCGTGAATACCTTAATACTTTAGCATTATGACACACGGTTCATTATTTAGTGGCATAGGTGGTTTTGATTTAGCTGCACAGTGGATGGGTTGGGAAAACAAATTTCATTGCGAAATGAATGAATTTGGACAAAAAGTACTACATCACTATTGGCCACAAGCAGAGTTATTCTCAGACATCACAAAATCAGATTTTACAAAATACTATGGAACAATTGACCTTATTTCAGGTGGATTCCCTTGTCAGCCATACTCAGCCGCAGGGAAACGACTTGGCAAAGAAGATGAACGCCATTTATGGCCCCAAATGTGTCGAGCAATACAAGAGATTGCCCCGCGTTACGTCGTGGGCGAAAACGTTCGCGGGCTTACTAATTGGAACGGGGGAATGGTATTCGACGAGGTGTGTACTGACTTGGAAAATCTTGGGTATCAAGTCGCGCCCTTTATTATACCTGCGAGCGCGGTCAATGCGCCACACCAACGAGAGCGAGTTTGGTTTGTTGCCTACGCCGACCGCAATGGACTCAACCAACGCGACGGCGAACATGAAAAGCAGCCAAATCAAACATGGCTCGATGCATTCGATGACCTTGAGCAGAATGATGGCGCGCGGCATGCTTCCGACTCCAACAACAAGAGACTACAAGGGCGGGAAGTCAACTCAGACATTAACGAAACGAAAGGAGAGGGGGAATTTCATAGAGACTCTTCCCGACAAGTTTGCGATAGATGGAAAAACTTCCCAACTCAATCCCCGATTTGTGGGGGAGATGATGGGCTTCCCACCGAATTGGACGGAATTACCTTTTCAAAATGGCGCAATGAATCAATAAAGGGCTATGGTAATGCGATTTGTCCTCAAGTAGTATATCAAATATTTAAAACAATAGAAGCTTATGAAAGCAAAAGATAAAGCATGGCAGCTGTACTCGAACTTTTTTGACATCATCGAGAATGGCAAGCAGGAAGGCAACCTAGCGGACGTGCATATCAAAGCAGTGAACGCTGCGCTGTATGCCGTAGATGAAGCACTGGTTAACGCACCGAGTGAAATCATGCAAGACTTTGAAGGCACAGGTGAGTTCTATTCCGTCAAGGCATACTACCACCATGTGAAAAATGAAATACTAAAACTCAACACACCTAAAAAAAATGACAGCAACATTAACCTTTGATCTACACGAAGACCAGCACGCATTTGATTGCGCTATTAACGGTATAAAATACTTGATTGATGAATTTAGGCAGCACCTGCGATCACTTGAAAAGTACCAAGACCTAACCGAAGAACAGTACGACTTAGTAGGCAAGATGCGCGAATGGTTGCATACTGAGTTACTTCAAGCCGGTATATCCGATAAGTTTTGAATCGGTTCCTAATCCTTAGCAGTGGGCGCATCATTGCTGCACCTTGCGAAAGCCCTGCTTCCAAAGAAACCTGCCCAGTGCTTCGCCCTCCGCATCTACCTTTTCCTCACTCCACTCAGGCTGAATGTGGTGAAGATATTCGTGAATGAGCACAATCATGTAGCGCATTGGTGCTAGTGTAGGGTCAATCTCAATCACATTGTTTAGATACTGCCCATGCGCACGCTCACGTCCGAGTTTACGGTGTACTACTTTCGGATGTTGTTTCCGTTTCATTTGTACTAACTTTGTGGCTTCTATTGTGTTTATCGCATAGTGTTTAAATTGATGCAATTAGCCCCCTAACGTGGGGGCTTTTTGTTATCTAATCTTTCCATTCACTATTCGATAGTTGCTCACTTCAAACTCTCCCGTATCCATGACTTTCACATGTGCAAAGCCGTGGTGGTGTTTGTTGATTGGCATGTAGTCAGGGTGCAGCTCGCACAGACACGCCACACTCCAGCACGTTGTTAGTTTGCCGTTGATGTTTGGCTCACTGTGTTCAGATGCCTGGTGATGATGTCCGCACAGCGCATTGTCTTTAGCGCGAAGGAATAAACCACGCGCGATGTTGACAGGTGAAAATACAGATGTGCCTAACTCATGCCCGTGTAGTATTGTAAGATTCCCGGCACGAATGATTTGTTTGTCAGGAATGAATGTGATGTTAAGTTCATCAAGCTTCATTAAACTCTCGAATGAAAATTCATTCATGCCTAAAAGGTCGGGTGCATTGCGCATGATGTAGTGGTCATAGCGCACATCGTGATTCCCGCACTTATAATAGATCGCAGCATTTGGAAATAACTGCCTCAAAGTTGTAAGGAATTGGCGTGTCATCAAAACCTCATGTCCAAAATTGCGCTTTCTTGGGTCTTTTTCAAAGCGACTAATGGCATAGAAGTCGATGATGTCACCGTTCAATAGTATGGTGTTTACTTCATTTTCAAGCCCATATTTTAACGCAAGTGTGAGGGCAGGTATATTGTGATATGGTATGTGTATATCACCGATTATAAGGATGTTATTGTGGTTTACAGGAATCTTGTAAGGTTGGTAGTTTGACTCCAGCGATGGGGGCAGGTCTAGTGGGTTGTGCGCTTCGGGTTTCAACTCACTTAAGATGTCATTGAACTCACCGAGTGAATGCTTCAATTTGTCAAGCTGCCCGGTAGGTTGCACCATCTTCTTGACATCGGGCACATGGTCTTGCAACTTAGCAGCACCAAACGAAACATTTTTCTCCGCACCATAGTTATGGCTACGCCACGTCTGATACATGCGAAAGAATGACTTAAATGAAAGTGGCACGGAGTAATGCTCCATTGCCATTCTCACACGATCACTAATTACGCCGCTTCCGTTGTATATCTCTTTGTATACTTCAACATACTTGCTGGCCATATTGTTTGTTTTATTGTTTAGCTTTCAAGTAGCCTGTAAGCTCCGCGATATTTGCGGATATTAAAGCGTTCTGCTGCTGTATCGCATCAATCTTCCCATCGAGTTTATTGATTGTCTCTTTAGTGTCTATTTTGATTTCATCAATGCGATGATGAATAGCACTAATTTCTCTTTTGTGGTGTGTGTCCATAGTACGCACTGTGATGTTTAATTTTTCTACATTTCTTTTTAGTGCATAGTACAGGCCCGATAGTGAGACAGCCCCGGCAACTACGGTCAGCACGTCTTTAGGTTCAATGTTCATAGAATTACAAAGTATACAGTTGATATTGCCAGTGCTGAAAGCCCAATGCTGAGCACCGTGTTGTGTAGTATTAGCTTGCGATTACGTTTTTTCAAATCCTTTATCTGCATTTCTTTCTCCTGTGCTATTGCCTTTTCAATGGCTTGTTTGTTTTCGTAGATTGTTTTCAGTGTCTCGTAGCTGTTGGCCTGTATGCCTGTTATCTTGCTGTAATAATGCGTTTTTAGTTTTTCTAATTGATACAATGAGTCAATCTCCATGCTGGTGTCATACCAGTACATCATGCTATTGTAGTTTAGATTCATTAGCTGGAGCTCGTAGGTTGTAAGTCTTGGTGTAAAATCCAGACTTGAGGAGGCTGTCTGATTTTTGGAGCGTTGCGCGAAACTGCTTATCACTACCAGCAGCATCAGAACTAAGGATATTGTATGTCTCATTGCGGTATATTTCGTTCGTTATTTCTTGACGTTGTATAATCGTGTCACGCTGCATGGTCAAACTATCAATGCGCGAATACAAACAGTCTGCTTTTGCCGTGTTAGTCTCAATCACTTTGTACAAACTATCATTAATCTTGTACAATCTATCTACTGCCGGGTTAGTCTGCGGCCTGTTGCACCCTTTAAATAGTAGAATAATGACAACACCTGTTGCTAATAGTCCAAGTGCGTAGATCAACATCGGGTTTATCCTTGCTTTTTCCATCGAGTTATATGTATGCTTTTAGATAGTGGTCTAATCTTATAGTATACGCCGTCACGTGTGCGCGAATCACGCATGCCTTGTTCATTTGTATTGCCTTCAATAGTGCGCACTGAGTACTTGCCAATCTTATCTACGATGCCCGTGTGGCCAATGCTCTTATACCTGCCCTTTAAACTTGAATAGGCTAGCGTCATTACTAGCACATCACCATCATTAAAAGACTTTAAGAACTTGCCGCCATCGAATATCACATCTTTGCGATTGTAGGCAGTAGGTGACCAACCTGTAATTGTGTTGACTATTCCACACTCATTCAACATAGCATGCACAAAGTATGCACACCATGCGTGGCCTTTCTTCCAGCCACTTTCAATCATAAGTGCGGTGAATGGTGGGCTATTAAAGCCCATGTTGTTGCCTCCTTTCTCCTTTACACCTACATAGCTTGCCGCTGTTACCCTTACGCAGTAACCGTCATCAGCAAGTGAAGTATATACAGGAAGGCAGCAAAGTAAGCAAAGTACAAGACCACGTATAAGACTATCTTTTGCCATGTGCTCAAATCAGTTAGTGCCTGCTGTTTGATTTGTGCTGAGTAGACCATGCGTTGAAGTGTGCGAAAATTGAAATGCAGCCCCATAAACACCACGAAGTTCGCCACAACCATAACAAGTGCGGCAAGAACTATATACTGTATGTATTCAGTGCTTATGAGTGCATCACCGAAGTAGCGAAAACTAGCATACCCGGCTAAAAAGAAAAGCAAAAATGCAAGAGGTATCGACCACACCCCATCGTAGAGTTGTAGCAAATAGCTAATCGACTTGGGCCGTGCACTACCGTTTAGTTTTATCTTGCTCTTTGGGTGCATTGGCTCTAAGTTTTAGTGAAAGTTCACGCTCATACTTGCGCAAACGCTCGGTGTAATCTTGCTTTAAGTTCTTTTTATCACTCATGGTATTCGGTTAATGATATTACGTGAG